CCACATCGCGATATGGACCGTGGAGAAGTCGCCAAAGATCATCGCCGTCAGATTCGTGCCGCTCCCCTTCGTCAGATTGCTGGGAATCTGATTCGTGGCCATGGCCCGATAGCCGTTGACCATGTTGTCGCGATCCCACAGGTATTCCGGGAAGTTCGACACCTTGACGGTCGTCTTGAGCTTCCCCCGGCCAACCGCACTGGTCAGATAGCCCATCCCCGCAACGTCGGCATTCGCAGCCGCGACAGTCGATTCGAGTTCAACAACCTTCGCCCAGGTCGGATCGCCGCCGTTGGTCCCGATGGCAACCGTGGTGATGCTGCCGTTCTGTAGAATCCCCGTCGGTTCGGCACCGGAGCCGGAGCCGTTGATGCCCGCCCGGTCAACTTCGATCCCGATCACGCGGGCGAGGTCATTCCGGACAAACCGCTCAGCGTCCATGCTGACTTGCTTAGTCAGCTTTCGCGTGATGTCGGTATAGGCTCCGACAGTCTTCGGCGCGAAGGCAACCTGACCGATCGCTTGGGCCGATTCGGTTGGCGAGTTGCCTTCCGTCACCCAGTACGCAGCCCCGGCAGTCGTCTGCTTGGGAATCTCGAACGGTCCGACCATGTCGGTCAGGAACGTAGCCCCCAGGCCCGCGAGAACTGTACGGTTCCGCAGCATGTCGATGAAGCGAGAATAGAGCTTCGTGGTCTGGATGGCACCGGCCCCGGCGGACGCATCGAAGTCGCGTCGTTCGCCTTCCATCGGCAGCGCCAGCGGGAAGAAAAACCCTTGAGCCGACTTGCCGGACCGCCGGGCGATTTCCTGCGAAATTTCACCTTCGTAGCCGTCGACTTCCTTCCCTTCGGCTCGCAGCCGGATCGCGCGAAGAACGCTGTACCTTTCGCCGTCCGGGTTCGTCACCGGATCGTGATTCGATCGCGGTTCCGGCCCCCGGACATGCGTGCTGGCACCATCGTTCCCCGCAGTCGCCAGAACGTTGGCGAGCCGGTTCCGTCGCTGTTCGTTCTGTTCTTTCTGCTTGGCTTCGATTTGCGGATTGAGTTCGTCCCGCTCAGCGAGAAGCGTGTCAATCCGCTCGGATTCTTCCGGCGAGAAGTCGCGGTTTTCCTTCGCCCGCTTGTCTTCCAGGCCCTTCAGTTCCGTGCTGATCGCGTTTCGACGATCCAACAACTCTTTCAGGGTTTTCATGGACACATCCTTACAGTGAATCGGAATTGAAACTTTGGACCGTCTACGCAACACGCCCCGCGTTTCCGTTTAGCTCGCCTGATTGATCTTTCGGGAACGTTCAATCCCGGCGAGCGTTCGCGGCGAACGGTGGGACTCCGCGAATTCCCCGTAAGATCGCTTCGCAACGGATACGTCGGTCCCCTTGTAGGCCGGATAGGTCACCGGCCCCACGTCATACAGGCGAACGCTTTCGACTTCGCGATAAGTCATTTCCCCGACTTCCCGCCAAGTCGTCTTGTCCGCGATGAATCCGAACGAACAACCCGAGACGTCGCCGCGTTGAATCTTCGACGCGACGCGCCGCCCGTCTTCGTCGTCAGGCAACTGGCAGGCATATCGCAGGCCCACTCCGTCAACAGACAGCTTCAGCGTCCCGGATTCGCTCCGGCCCAACAGGGCGTTGACGTCATGATTGAACAGGCAACGGACGTCGTCAGGCCGCTTCAGGGCTTCGTCAAACGCCCCCGACATGATTCGTTCATAGGTCTTGCCCCATAGGCGGAACTGCGTCCCATCCAAGTCGGTTTCGCGGTAGAAAACTGCCGCGTAGCCTTCCATGATCAACGTTTCACCGTCTTTGCGGAGTTCAAGCGGCCTGCTGACCGTTCGCAGTTCCAGATTTTCCATCGTCGGTCCCTTCCTTCGGCTGCCCATCGGCTTGGGCTGACTTGCCAAAAATCGCTTCGGGCAGCGGGTAATCGTCCAGGCCATCGACCGGGTTAAGGTCTTCCATGTCCCGAATCTCGTTGCGGTTTTTCCACCCGGCGAGGATCGCGGACTTGTAGGCTTCATATCGTGTCTTGATGTCCGCCCTTAGCAGCGCATCGACGTTGTGTTTCACATAGAACCGGCCCCATTCGTTTCGGCTGAATAGCTTCCGATTCATTTCCTGTTCAAAACGGATCAGCCAGGGCCGCATTGTGTGTTTCTCGAAATACAAGTCTTGAGACTCGATGTTCGAGAATGTGGCCCGCCGCAAGAATCCGACAACGTGGGGCGGAAGCCGATACCATCGACACGCAATCTCTTCCCCCTGGAACTCGCGGGATTCCAGGAACTGCGCTTCGTTCATGGGGATTGTGAGCGGGGCAGCCGTCAGCCCATTTTCGAGCAACAACGCGCGGAAGGCGTTGCTCCCCTGGTACTGCGTATCGAGTTCGTTCTTCAGTCTCGCGTACGCCGTGTCTTCGATCGAACCGGGGGCCGTGACCACTAGCCCCGGCTTCGCTTTGTTGCCGAAGTAGGCAGCCGCCATTTGATCTTGGCCAAGTCCGATCCCGATGGACTCCGCGGCGAGACGAATCGGGGACCAACCGACAATCCCGTTGCCGCCCAGGCCGGGAACCCAGATCATTTGCGAACGGTCGAGATTGCGGGGCCGCTCTTGCGATTCCGGCTTCACTTCGAACATCAGTTCGCCGTTCGAATTACGATACGGCGTGACCAACGAAGGATGTCGCGGGATCAGGGAAACCAGTTCCCCGCGATCCCCCCACACGATTTCGCAGGGACTGTTGCCCCAACTCAACACGTGGGCCGTGCAGGTCTCCGACCAGACCATCGGCGTCATGTCGTCATTGGGCTGCGTTGACAGAGCGATCGACACCGGATGTTGAGACACCAACGCCCGCTTGCCGCTCTTCTTTCGCTCGAAAACATGGATAGGCAGGGAACCGCGAGTCTCCGCGATCACGCGAATTGACGCGAAGACCGCAGAGAACCGCATTGCCGTGTTCTCGTTGACGGTCACCCCCGCCCCGGCTGGCCCGTAGAAGCCGGACTGGCGCAGGGTCGATAGTGGAATCGCCCTTAGCACCAGTCCGGCAGCCATCATTCCGAGACGTTTGAAGATCACCCGTCATTCCTTTTTTCGCGTCGCATGACCGGCCGCGATTTGCCGTTCGTTGATCGGCCACTTGTCGCCCATCAACCAGACATGACCGAGAATCCGCGTCAGCGACGTACTGTCGCCGGGGTCATAGAATCCGTCACGTTTCCGCATGACGCCTGGAACACTGACGATCACCTTGTTCCCCGACCTCGCGACAAGTTGCTTCATGTGATCGCGGGACTCGCGGGCTAGCTGCCGCTCGCGTTCGTCGTGGGCGTCCAGTTCGGGCGACCAACAATCGATCACCCTCACTTCGAATCTTCGGCGGACTTCAACCGTGAACGTGTCCCCGTCATAGACGGAGACAACTTCAGCTTCAGTCGTCCAGGCGGGTTCCGGTGCAAGCCAAAGCGGGGTTCCCGGAAGGTCCGGTAAGTCCGGCGGGGCAGCCATCACCGGGGCGACCCACAGCAAACTCGCGAGCATCAACAGCGAAGCAATCAGTCGATTCGATTTCATAGACACACCCCTTCGAAGGTTAAAAAAATGGAAGCCCGGCCATTGGTGGACCGGGCTTCCGTCGATCACGTTAATTGCCGACCCTAGCTGTCGAGATTGTGGCCGGTCGACGCGGACTGATTGCCGCTCGCCCCGTCAGGCGTGTATCTCGCCAACCCGTTTTCGGCAGCGGGCGGAGCGTCGGGAATTCCGAGTCCGTTGCCAGTCCCGCCCGCCGCCGTAATCAGAGACAGCGCGGGGAACTCGGGACATTCAGGAATCAGGTCGGTCGGAATACCCTTCGTCATGTATTCCCAGCCGTCAGCCGACAGGCGGGGAACGCCGGATCGCGTATGCCACTGCTCAAGTGGGACGTCGTACGCTGCCGGGTCGTAGACGATCGTGGCGGGGTCCAAAAGGAACCCGTCAGCCTCGACAGTCGCCCGATTCATCCCAAGCAGATCAACCGCGATTTCGGTTTGCATCTGTTTGAAATGCGGCCAAATGTCGCTCTTGAACTTCTCCGTGAAGCCGCTCTGGAACTCGTTGTCCGCGTGATGGACGCATGCTTGGGCAATCTGAAGAGCCAGTTCAGCCCACCCGCGAATCTTCGCGTTCTGGATCGTGTAGAGCGGAGCCGGATAGATGAAAAAGGGTTCATAGGCCGGGTCGTTGTGGTCGAGTACCTTGCGCTCGACGTTGTCGTCAAGCAACCTCGCGGCAATGAAGGTGTTGG